CGGCATTTCCAATCGCAGGATCAAAATATCCCGTAGTAGCTTGAATGTCCTGAGCTGCCTGCTGAGCAAGGGCAATAGAACCTTGCGGCATATCAATTGGAGGATTGCGAAAAGGCATACCATCAGCATTGATGGCATTCTTATCTACGTTATAGGGAAGATAGGGACGAGAACTGGTGTTGCTCTGAGACCACTCTGCTTCATACCCCTTGATCATATTCTCGGTGACGAGATATGGGGCCTTGGGAATAAGAGCCGAACGTTCAATCATATCGCATACGCGACTGTTATACGTCCTCTGAGCATCCTTAGCGTGCCGAATTAAACTTTGAAGCTTCTTACGGCCTTCAATATTAATGTAACGACCCGGGACTCGTACAACTGGAATACGGTTCCAATCGTAAAAAATAGGACCTTCAAGAATCTGTCCACCGTCGCACTTCACCCACATCACTCGCCATTTCTGAACAATACGAGTTTTAAGGACTCGCTTATGGCCTTGAGCTGCAGTAAGTCCAGCCTCCTCGAACTGTTTCTCTACAGCTTTCTTTTCAGGAGTGTAGTCTTCTACACTACCATCTGAATACATAGCAATTTCCTTCTCAAAAGGAACTCGCTCCATGTATTCTACTACTCGAACTTCTTTATCGGTGAACCAGCCATAGGAATCTCGAGAAATGTGGAAAGAAGTTTCGGAATCTGCATTAGGAAACAAACTGCGATATTTTTCTTTCGATACCCGTTCTCCAATGATGCACCACATAGCGTCTCCCGCACATGCGTCAGAACACTCTGGGTCCCATATGACGGTCTGAGGATTAGGAATGTCCTTAATTCTGAGGACTTGATCAAAGGAATCGTCTGATGCGTATTCTGGCATTAGGCGCCAGGCGCCGAAGCCTCCGGCAACCGCGAATTTATATTGGTTTTTATAGATTGGATCTGCTCTAGACTCGTCTTCGATACTTCGCATAAGTCCCGCAAGGACTTCCGCAGTTGCCTCATTGGCGGCATGGTTGGTAGGACGCACCTTTCCTGCAGGTCGAGTCTGTCGCATATCTGCAACAACGATGTTAACTGGTCCGATAACTCGATTAAAAGTGTAATTGGGCTTTCCACGCCGTGCCTCTAGAACTACAGGGTCCCATTGACCCATACTCTCTGAATTGTAGACAAAATTAAGATCTTCGGAATGCATCCTCCGATTCTCTTCAAACGCACCCACGCCGTCGTCATATCGAAGACGAATACGACTAAGTAGATTATTTAAATCCTCTACTCCAAAATCATCCGTATCAATTAGCTTCTCTCCAGACTTAATTGGGGAGAGATTAGGAGGAGTCTTATCGGGACCTTGAGCCATATTATTCTACTACGTAACCAATAACAGTCCGCTTTTGACGGTCATCATTTATATCGTAATGATCGTGATGACGAAATACTGTGCAACCTTTTGATTTAAGAATATTTCCAGCTACAGATTCAGCCTCAAAATTAGGATCAGGAAGATTAAAAGTAACTATCCACTCTTCTTTGACTTTTAAAGCTAATTCATCCATTACGTAGGCATCTCTTGAATAGTAACTTTACGATTCTCAGCAACCCAGACATCTGTATATTCTCCAGGCTTAATATATGTCGCAGTTCCTGGCTTAAACGTCTGTTTCTTAGTCTTAGGGTCAGTCTCGATAGTCTCTACATTGACCTTAATATGATTTCGTTGATTAGTATTTTTGATTGTGATATTAGTCGGCATTAGCAATCTTCTCCAAAAGCTTAATGTATTTTTCTTTATAATCGTCGTCCAAACTGCAATCTATGGCCCCCACTTTTTTATCCAAAGCATCCAGCTTCTTAATAATCTCTAGCATCTGTTTGGCTAGATCAGGGTCTTTTTGAATAGTAGGGATTGGAATATAATTTGGATCTAAAGGATTAGTCCAACCACCAGTTACCATTGAAACTACGCACATATTTTTCTCTTTTAATTTGGCTGTACAGCTAGGGATCGAACCTAGGACCCGCTCTACCGCTGAGCTACTGCACAATATACTGCACCAGTCGAAGTGATCGTAATCACTGCAATCGCATATAATACAAATATCAGCCAGCCCAGAAGTCTGGTGGGGACCAGTGGAACCATTGCTTACCATTATAGGTGGGCTCTACCTTAGCTCTCTCAATTCCACTCATTACCAGATATCGGAGAGAGTCCATAAGGTGATCGTTCTTTTTAACGACTTGTCCTTTGTCGTCTCTTCGATAAAGTCTGTATTCTGCGAAGGTACTTGCACATCCTTTAAAGATTTTAAGTCTTCCTTGGCTGAGCATTTCCCAGACTCTGTAGATTCCTGCTTCTCGTGCATTATCGGCAATCTCAATATCTAGCCCTAAACCTTGATATAAGGACAGCAATTGGGTTCCGTCCGATTGCATTCTTCCTCGTGCGGCAGGATCGATAACGCCAGGTATCCATTTTCCTCGGTTAAGGATGGCGGCAGCATGAATGGAGGGCTCTGCCTGTCCACGATAATATTCATCGTACACATACAGCGTACTTGCTTCTCTGTCATACGCTCCCCATAGCGCTGCTGTACGGTTCCAACCAACGTCCATCCCAAAGCACCTAGGCCAATGCTTAGGTATTTCAAATCCAGTTACTTCAATGTCTGAAGTCGGTACTTGATATATCGCTCCAGCGCCAAGTTGAGGAACTCCTTTTGTGCGGCTATCTCTCTGCCACGGAGGAATACTTGCAAGTATTGCTTCTTTAGTTTCTTTCGGTAAGTGCGGGACATCTTCCCATTCCACAAATGTACAGAATTTACTCATTAATGTTTGATTTTAAGATCGTCTTCAGTAGCCGGCATATACTCAGGCATAAAAGATAGCATAAGATCGGTAAGACCAAGAAGAGGAGTAGCAGTGACGTAAATGATTCCATTAACAGTAAGAGTACGAAGCAGACATTCCGTATAAATATCCATAGGGCACTCTTCATCAAGGTGAATTACGTGCTGTGACGTACCTTGGAAAACTTCTCGACCCTGATCGTAAGACTTGAACTGAAGATTGCTGAGTCCTCCAGAAGCGTGCTTGACGTATACGTTCTCAATTGCATCAGACAGACCGTGCTTATTAGTCCACCTATGAATGAGCTCCCCAGGAATAAGTCCTGTACCATAAGCTTCTGTGTTTCCGTAAGGGCCTATTAGCATTGACTGCATAATATCTCTTACGTTCTTAGCAGTATCTCCTGCCGTCCAAGCACTTACTGGGTCTACGAACGTTTTTCCTTCCCACCAATCTGGATATATACCTGTAAGGTGAAGTACCATTTCGTATCCACCAGCTAGGCTTTTACCAGAACGGTTCCCTCCTGCCAGAAGTCTCTCATTATGCATAGCGCCAGCCTTAAAATGGCGCATTTGTTTCGGATACTGAGCTCTAACTTCCGGTGTGCTGAATAGCTGGTCTATTTTCCTCCGACTCTTCCTCCGATCCACTTCTTCCAATAGCTCTAGGAGCTGCATTTGTTCCTGAGTCGTCAATTTCCCTGACTTCAACTGTGATTGGAGCGATTCCGAGCTTATTGAGGAGATAAGAGAGCTTAGAGTTGAGCTGTTTGTCACTTAATTTTTCCGTAACATTCATGTCTACCTTAATATTGTCCTTATATTCAGGTTTTTTGACACTTAGTATCTTAGTAAGTAGCTTATCATTTCCTGCTAAAGCTAATTGAATAGCTCTCTCTTCTAAGGCAAGATGAGCGAGAGGCTCTGCCTCTTTAACGCGCTCCGCAAATATAGGATTTCTAGATAACTCTTGGAAATACTCGAAGGGTGTAACGCCAATACTGTCACGAGCAGTAGCCAACTCCCCCGTATTGATAAAAACTTCGATAAGTTTGTCGTGCTTTTCTTTAGTCCAGACAAAAACTTCTGGATCTTTGAGTTTCTTTTCATTGATTCTGTCTTGTAGAAGATCGTAAGCTTTCTTGAAAATATCCGAATGAGCTAAACGAGCGTCAATTTGTGCTTCAGTAACGTTTACAGCTTGGCATGCAGCCTTAAAATCTTTATGATATGCAAAAGCTTCTAGAAACCTCTTCTCCCAGGCATCTACTTGCTGCTGTTTTTCTATTTTTACGGTAACTCCCTTACCAAATTTACCTCCTTTACCTGGAAAACTGCTATTACGTATTCCAGTTTTCTCTCCTATAGTAGTCTTTCCCGACTTAAGTCGGAGGCAATCTACGCAAAGTCTATGATTAGAAGTGTATCTGGGGGCAACATGCCCATATCGGCAAGGAGTACTCTGGAAAAAATAGCCCCACTTTCTATATTTAGCCTCTTCTTGAGGTATCATTCTAGTGGGCATATGGTTATAGAGATCGGGACTTCCCTTACTATTGATGGGAGCAATAGCTTTAATCTCTTCCAAAGTCAAATCTGGATAAATATTACTCGTTTCCTCCGAGGAAATTTCCGTGTCTATCTGTTCCTGCTGATTGTTGCCAGAGGAGGGCTTCTGCTTTTGAGTCATTCGTAGTACCGTAGATAGCTCCAGCCTTTATCCAGACGAGCTTTTCTCCTTCGTATTCCCATTCAATCTGATTTCTCGGAGAGAATTCAACAACTTCTCCTGCTTTGACTGGCATACAATGAAGTTTGCCGGATAGTTCCGGGCCGTCTTCGAAATAAAGACTACGTTGGGTGGACATGTGCCCTTCAAGGAGGTCAAATCGCACCCTCCTTCGTTTTCTCTTCCCAGGACCTACGGCCACTACTATTCCTTTCTGAAGCGTGACTCCTATCACGGCTAGAATAGGGTGCTCGTACTCTAACCTTTGTACGAGAACGTAGTCCTGTAGTGGTCTGACCGTCTGCGATACTTTCGTCAATTTCCCGTTCAATGTCACGACTATTAAGCCTCATATACGAAATCAATGTCCTGCTCTTTTAGGATTCGGATTTCTTGTCCTGCATAGACTGAATCCATTCCAACTGCTGCCCCGAAGAATACTTTTGCTCCGACTGATAACCCGCGCACCTGCGGACCCACTGCCAGTACAATTCCCGAGAGCGATCTCTTCCAGTCGGGGAGTCGGATTGGTCCTTGGATTGGTTCTGGTTTGACAACGAGTAATTCTCCGATAAGATTAATAGGGAAAGACATAATTTACAAAGAACCTGAAGGAGTCTGGATAGCCAAAAGTTCTAGAATAGCAACCTGCATTACAGTAGAAGTATCCGGAAGTACTGCTTTCATCGAGATCTGAAAAATTTCACTGCCTTGCCAATTATGGGTCATCTGAAGTACAGAGCCTGGAATCTGGAGGGTATACGTGGACGAAGAAACTGTCTTGGAAGTAGAAGGGACTACATTTACTGCATTAGTAATATCGTCTATTTGGTAAGAAAAGGAAGTAGGAGTAACGGGAGTCCCTGTGTGGTCAAGAAATGTAAGATCAATAAATACATCTGCTCCTTGGTAGGATCTGTAATCCACATATGATAGAATGGGCTGTCCACTTAGACCTCTATTATTAATAGGCATTATTGTCTCGGATACTGAGCATTAGGACGGATGAGAACCTGGATTTTACCTGCTCGAATATTGTTTACAACTATCATATGCTGCGTAGATTGATAATTTTAATTAGAATTAAATCAGTATTTGTGGGCATTTTTAATAGCGTGCTTCGCACGAGCATGAATTTGATTATGTTTACGAGTAGAAATCCGACCAGCAATCCAATCCCGAGTAGCATAATGCTTCTCTTCTTGCGCTGCCTTCGTAATCTTCATAGCTGGAGTAGGCTCTTTCAACTCATCGTCCAGCTCCCCTACTTGAGTATGCGAGCCTCCATGTGCGGACTTTTCCCCTTTACTCTTTTCTACTTTGTGCTTCTTGGCGGGCTTCTGATACCCTACTTCAAGACCTGCGAGAATACCTGGCATATTTTATCCTTTACGAGAAATATTCATCTTCTTTGCTTTTATGGCCAAAAACTACGTGGCCCATAGCAGTATCTTTATGAGGCCAGAGCATCAAGAGTCCGCCCTCATCTAGATCGTATGTATCTTTATCTCCGGTAAATTCTCTACCAATTTCTCGGAGATTACTTCCGGAAGTGACTACCAAGACGCTCCCGTTCTGAGATTCTTTTAACTGATGTTTGAGCCAAGGAATAAATCTATCTTGAAATTGTTGCATGGATTCCCCGCCAAAAGGCTTCTCCGTGGGGTGGTCCATGTAATACTGCACTACTGTTCTATTTGGTTTCTTCTTAGTACCCATCAGCATACCAAGATTCCAAGTTCGAGCTTCGTCTGCCACCTCTACATCAGGATGTGATAGGATTCCAGAAGCCATAATATGGGCAGTCTCGTAGGTACGTCTCAGACTAGGAGTATAAATGCAATCTATATTTGCAGCTTTTAAATACTGCTGAGCTTTAATGAGTCCTACTCTACCTTCATCGGAAAGAGGGAAGTCCAGCCAACCGTCTGACCTTTTCTCGTTGTCTAATGCTGTTCTGCCATGACGCATTACATACACTACACCATTTTGAATAGACGGTAGTAAAGGCATATTTAGCTTTAAGTTCTATACTCTGAGACGTTTGACTTAGCATTATTACGAGCACGCTTGGCAGCAGCTCTCTTAGTAAGTCGCTTTGCTTTGTCAGCCTTAACAAATTCTTTAGCTACCTTCTTAGTAGGACCTTTGAACTTATCTGGATGCCATCCACGAGCTACAGCTCTCATTAATTTCTCTTGAGCCTTGGATTTACTGGGCATATAAGTTTTAAGAAAACCAAATATTGTAATCTACTGTACTGGCCGGACCTGTGCCTCCGGTACGAGTAGTCGTTACAGCTATAACTATACCGTTAAGAAATCTAATGCCATCTGAAATACTTAGATTTGCAGCTCCATTAGCAGGTATACCAAAAGACAATTTAGGAGCTGTAGTTCCCAACGTAATACTAGAAGCTGAGTTTGCATCAAAAATCTGAAGATAGGCTTGAGATGCATTTGGATTATCTACAAAATAACCCCCCAACCTTCCTGGGTTGATGGAAAGAACTGTTACAGTATTTCCAATTGAACCGTTAGCAGATTGTGGCCAACCGATATCTGATCCAGACATTATTTGTATTCCTATTTAATTAAGAGCCGGCCCCAAGAAGGGCAAGGGAGCCTTTTCCACCAGAACCAGCTCCAGAATTTATAAGAGTAGCAGACTGACCATTTAGAGTGAATATGCCGACTTGCCCTGGTACTATAACTCCGTTGGTACTAGTGCCTCCTACAACGTTAAAGGCGCCTTGAGCACATAAAATAGTCTGGTTACCACTAGCTTGAGTGAGAGTAGCCGCCTGTCCAGCTAGAGAAAAAGATCCAAACTGTTCGGTGTCCCCGGGACCTATTGCAGCATTTTGACCAGCCAATGAGAAAGAACCAGTAGCCGCAGTAAGAGTACTAGTATTTACTCCAGTACCAGTAAATTGACTAAACTTTAACGAATTATTGTTAAAGGGATTTATCTGCGCTCCAGATGCTAGAGAAGTTTCTGAAGCGAATGTAGTCGTAGTATTGGCGCTAAAACTAAAATTAGCGTTCGAGTTCTGTTTACCGGTTATAGTAGCTACCCCACCAGAGATAGATACAGTACATGTAAATACGTCATTAGTAGCTCTAGTTATAGTTACGCTAGAGCTAATATTTGTATTGGTACCTCCTCCGGTACAAGTGCAGGCTATAACAGAAAAAGCCCCAATTCTAATACCAATAATACCGCCAGCATTGGCACCTGAACGGACCAATGCTCCAATTACAAATTCATCTCCATTCGAGGCAGCTCCTGCCGCGACATTTATGGTAGTCGTAATCGTAGAACCATAAGTGGCATTATGGGCAAATGCACTCATAGTACCCGCCGCCGACGAAAATGCTCCAGTAGCATCAGTCTGAATAGTACTGACTGGAATAATTACATTAGCAGGAGTCCAAGGATTATTTACTGTACCTGGGGTATTTAGTGTAAAATCCGCCATTACGCCACCTGATGCCCTACTGTTCCTATAGTAATACCGTGGGCGGTAGCATAAGAACTAAGAATAAATCCCGTATTAGGATCTACCACATTTGTTCTATTAGAATAAGAATCTACAATATCCCCATTCACATTCAATGTGACATTTGTAGCGCCATAATGAGTAGCATCATTCTCTACTCCATGTTCGCTGCAAATAAGATTTCCAATAGAAGTGAGTGTATTAGTGAAACTTGCAGAACCACTTACCCACCGAGGACCGACTACCGTGTTTCTGTATTCCCAACCTGTCCAGCTTGCAAAAGTAGCATTTCCATATACTGTAGCAGATGGGAACGCACCATTATTGGGACCAATGGTATTAAACATTAAGTTCCAGCAAGTTTCGTTTTGATCAGGATTGTCTCCAGATCCTCCGTCTTGTCCTTGGTACATAACCACGCCACCTGTGCTAATTCCAGCAGCAGGAGATGAGAATGTACCACTCTGTACCCAAGCTTTATTATTTCGTACACTTCCTTTGGAATTATGTCCTTTAATAAATATACCAGATTGAATATTCTTGGGGTTAGAGAAGCCGGATACTGTGTTATTCTCCACTACAAATCCTCTCATCGAATACGCAATAAGTCCTCCTCCGGATTGCATATTTTGCATATTAGAGAGAGTATTTTTCACATAAGTGAAGTAATTGTGCATGGTGCTGGTGGCCGCAGGAAATACCCCTTGCCAGTTAGACCAGTTGCCATTAGTATTGAATCCGTTCATATTAGTGAACGTATTCTCGAAATATAAAGCCCTGTCTCCGTAATGGAAAATGTGAAATTGATCGTGATTGTTTCCACTATTAACAGTAGCCCAGTTAGATGGACTACCATTAAAAGTCAAATTACAAGCACTACATCCTCCGCTCCCTGCGCCACTAGATCCATTCATAAGGACCCACATATCTGTGCCGCTCCAGGCTCCAGAATAATCTATGGTAGCTGATTCTCCTTGATACCCAATCCAAACTTTAGCTTTACTACTCAAATCTAGAATAGAAGACAGAACATTAAATGCGTAAGTCCCATTTCTAAAAATTAATTGTTTTCCGGCAGTTCCGGTTGCATTCGCAAAACCTGCTAAAGTTTTCCATGGAGCAGCAAACGATCCGTTATTAGAGTCATTCCCATTAACGGCATCCAAATAAATGAACTTAGTAGAATCAGTATGATCCGCAACAACTAGAGTCCAGGTAACCGAATACTGTCCAGAAGAATCTGCAGAACCCGTAGTTCTGCCAAAATCTTGAGTAGTAACCTGTACTTGAATAGTATATGTACCAATTACTGGATTAGTCCAACTGAGAATACCGTAATCCGTATCTCCATAGTGCTGGCCAATGGACATGCCCGCCGGTCCTTGAAGAAGAGTATACTGAAAAGGCCAAGCTCCTCCATAAACTGCTATTGGTATTCTCCAGCCAATGCCGTCTGGAGCTAGACGTGCTCTCTCCCAACTATTCGGATTACCTCCAGCTAGTCCTCCTGCATCATTATCCGGCCTAGGATGTACAATAATAGGAGATATCTGGGCCTGGACGTAGTGTCCTGTGGCGAGCTGCCAGGTAGCATTCGTAGCTAAGGTAGATGTCTGTCCAGCTAACGAAAAAGTACCTGATCCTGCACTCATAATATTGGCGGTAGTACTCGGTAGAGAGGCCGGTCCTCCCATAGCCGAGAACACCCCCGTAGTTGCGTACAGGGTGGCAGGGTTCTGATTAAACCCTATATTTAACGAGTAACTCATCTCTAGCTAAAATTAGCTGAGCTGAAGAACACCGTTAGTACCATCTAAGGAAACGGTAAAAGTATTACCCGAAGAAAGGGTAACTGCTGAACCGAAATCCCACCATCCAACTAGATTTCCACTAGCTGCCGTAGAATTGTAGATAACTACATATCGAAATGTAGAGAATGCTCCTGAACTTGTCCAAGTAGGATTAGCAGCAGAAGCAATATACTTGTATAGACCACTAGACTGGGAACTAGAGGTAAGCGTCAAAGACGCTCCGCCAGCAGTATAGCCAGCGCCTGCAGCGATCTCTGTGATG